AAATCCAATTTAAAATGCAAAATGAAAAAGATTTAGATTTCGAGGGTCGCCCGTCTTATGAGTCATGCTTTGAAATAATAAACGAAGAGTTGAATAAAAGAAGATCCAAGTGGAGATTGACAGCGATTGCTTGGATGGATTTTGACGACGTTTGTCAAAAAATTAGACTTCATATATTTAATAAATGGGAGCAGTGGGATCCAAAAAGACCATTGAGACCTTGGTTGAATACAATTATTTCTAATCAGATGACTAATTTAATCAGGAATAATTATTCATCGTTTGTTAGACCGTGCATGCAGTGTCCACATAATCAAGGTGGTGATCTTTGCGCGCTCTATGGGTCTCAAAGCTCTCAATGCATGGACTTTTCCAAATGGGAGAAAAGCAAAAAGTCGGCACAGGAAATTAAAATGCCGCTGAGTATTCATGATAAATCTTTTGGAAACAACGATAGCGAATATTCGCCCTTTGAGATAAAAGAAACCTCGTCTTATTTCGATTATGAATCTGAGGTGGAATCCTTTCATAAAAAAATCAAAGACAAGCTTACCTTGATTGAATGGAAGGTTTATAATTTTATTTATATAGAGAATAAGAATGAGTGCGAAGCGGCTAAGTTGATGGGATATAAGACTAGCGAAAAAAATAGGTCGCCAGGCTATAAGCAAATTAAAAAAATTAAAAATAAAATATATAAAATTGCCAAAGATCTCCTGAATGAATTGTGATATTAGATAATATGGAAAACTTAATAAGCGAAGAACTCATTTTAACAGATGATCAGAAAGAGGTAATTAAAAAATCTTTCGAAGGTGGAGCTTGTCCAGATCTGAGCGATCTTACTAGGGAAGTATTTAATAATGACAAGATTGATGGAAGAAGCAAAGAGGGGCGAACTATTAAAAAATACATTGCCGAATTTCAAATTGGGAAAGTAAAAGTTAGAGCGCCTCAAAAAGCAGTTTTGTTAAATCTTAGTGATGAGCAGAAGAGGTTAATAATTGAAAGTTACAAGAAAAAAGATTTCTCTATTTTATCTTTTACTAGGGAGCTTTATAAAAATCAAGATATAACTGCTTTTTTTGTAGAGTATAAAACGGTAAATGAATTTATCAACAAACTTGAGTTGGAAAATCAAAAGTTGCGTTTTCAGGTTGAAGAGGGCGACGAGATGCAAACTTTATATTACGCTCCAGAGAATTTAAAGCCAGATCATCCTAAGGAAAAAGAATATTATAGACCGCCGTCTTCATTAACTCACTGTATAGCCAGAATAAATAAATATCTTAACTACGGTTGGAAAGAAGATAATTTAAAGAAAAGTCAAATCAAATGTGTAGAGTCTTTAGTCAGCTATTTGAGGGTTTTTAGATTTCAATATCAGATTAATACTTATTCCAGATCTGATGATAGGGAACTTTTTGAGGATGCTTTTATTAGATATACTCATGATAAAGATGATTTAACGCAAGAAGAACTTGATCAATTTATTACGTTATCTAATGAGGTTGTAATAGCCGCAGATATTCAAAGAAGGATAGATTATTTAAGAATGGCTTTGGACGACATGGCTTCAGACTCTGAGGGCAAAAAAATCAGCATGGGATTAAATGAGGCAATTAATAATGCTCAAACTGAATATAATCAGTGCATTTCGCGCCAAGATAAGTTATACAAAAGTCTGACAATAAATAGATCTAAGAGGATAGATGAAAAAAGAAGTGAGAATGCCTCTATCCTTAATTTGGTTTACGCTTGGAAACAAGAGGAGAATAGAGAAAGAATGATAGCTTTAGCAGAAAGACAAAGAGAGGCTATGAAGGAGGAAGTTGAAAAACTTTCCAGTATGGATGAATTCAAGGCCATTATCCGAGGAATAGATCCAAAAGAGATTTTTAACACATGAGCTTTTTTAAATGCAACGCGTGTGGTGAAGAAATTATTGACAAAATAGATTTTGAAAACCATATAAAAGTTAATCATGGTATAAAAATTCAGAAATATTGTGAAAATTTTCTGAAAAAGACGGATTTATTAACTGGAGAGCCTATAGTTTTTAAAAGTTTTGATCAGTATATTTTGACAGATTTTTTAAATAAAAAAGATATGTTAAAGTGGCTTAAAATCAATAAAGAAAGCGGATTGTCAGAAAAATTCATTTCGAATAAAATTATTGAGCATTCTAAAATAAAAAGTGTAGGGATTTTTCCGTCGTCTTCTGAGCTTAGAACTATTTCTTATCTTCCGTCGATGAAGACTTATAGATTTTTCTTTGAAGACGTGAATAAATTTATTGATTCTTTAGGCTTAATTAGAAGATTTAATTACAATTTTAATGAATTAAAATTAAATTTTATTTGTGAGAAAAACATAACGATTGACACTAGAGAGCAAAAGCCTTTGATTTTTAAAGATTTATCAACAAAAATTGAAAAGCTCGACTATGGAGATTATTCTTGCGATGGTATTTTGGCGGTAGAAAGAAAGTCTCTTAATGATCTAGTTTCGACTTTGAGTTCTGGATTTGATAGATTTTGTAGAGAGGTGGAAAGATGCAGAGATAATCGCGGATATTTAGTTGTGGTTACAGAATGCGATATAAATAAATTTCTGTCTTTTTCGTATTCAAGGGTGGGCAGATTTGCGAAAGCTGGAACTGATTTTATATTTCATAGATTTAGAGAGATGTGTAAAAAATATCCAGAAACGATTCAATTCTGTTTTTCAGGCGGCAGAAAAGAGTCTAGTAATTTAATTAAATTAATTTTATCTAACTCTACCGATGTTATAAAAAATATTGATTTGCAAAATTGTATAGAAGAAAACTATATTGATATATGTGGGAAATAGGAAATCAAGAAATAATAATTCCAGATAAGCATATTAATGAAGAGCTTCTCTTATTGAAAGGGGAACTTGATGATGCTACTGCAAGAATTACATTGGCAAAATTTTTAAAAGGCAATATATCATTAACTACTGAAATTTTTCTTGGCATAAAGCTTGAAAAATATCAGGAAATTAATATAAAAGCCATGTTTAACAGAAATTTTAGTATGTTAACTTGGGGAAGAGGTGCTTCTAAAAGCTTTTGCGCCGCAGTTTTTTGCATTCTTCAATGTATTTTTGAGCCTGGAAGTAAAATACTTATAGCGTCGGCAAATTTTAGAACGTCAAGGCGGCTGTTTATGGAGATAGACAAAATGCTTAATGCTAAAGACGCGGCTTTGGCTAAGCAATGTTTCAGGGATCCTGTAAAAAGAAATGATGAATATATTTATCCGGTAGAGTTGCCGAATGGCGGATCTATTACCGCTATTCCTCTTGGCGGTGAAAATACAAGAGGCTATCGCGCATCCGTTTTGATCATTGACGAATTTTTGTTAATGCCTAAAGATATTGTTGAGAGGGTGTTAATGCCATTCATGTCGTCCCCATTGGACGTGGCTGAAAGAATCAGGGTTCGAGAAGTCGAAGATGAGATGATAAGAGCTGGCAAAATGCAGGAAAAGGACAGAACAGTTTTCAAAAATATGAACAAAATGATAACATTGAGTTCTGCTAGTTATACTTTTGAATATCTTTTCGAGCTTTATTCTATTTGGTCTGACATTATTAGAGATCCCAAATTGCTTACGGATTCTGAAAAAATAGGAGAGGACAGAATGGAGGCGATGAAAAATTCCACATATTTTGTTTCTCAAATGAGCTATGAGTCCTTACCAGAGCATATGATCGACCAAGGCGTCATTCAATTAGCAAAAAGTGGCGGTATTAGTCACTCCGCTTTCCTTAGAGAATATTGTGCAAGATTTGTTGACGGCGGCGACGGCTATTTTTCGCCAAAAAAGATGAACCTCTGCACCGTTCCAAATGGTCAAAACCCTACTACAAAAATCATAGGGGATAAAAATAAGAAATATGTTTTAGCAATTGACCCTAGCTTTAGTGCTTCAAAAAGTTCTGACTATTTCGCAATGGCGGTATTGGAATTAAATGATGATGATAAAACTTCTATTTATGTTCATGGCTACCAAAAGGCTGGAGCGAGTGTTCAAGACCATATAAAGTATTTTTATTACTTACTAACGCACTTTAATATTCAGTTGATTATTATAGATAATGCGGGCGGTGATCAATTTATTGAAGCTGCTAATGGATCTACTATTTTTAATGCCACTGGAATGAAGTTGGGTTTCTTTGATTTTAATTCTGATAAAGAGGGTGAAGAGTATACGGAAATGTTAAGGGGGGCAAAAGTCCAATATAATATAGATACAAGAAATATTTGCTTAAAGCAATATTTTACATCTTCTTTCCTTGGTAGGGCTAATAGTTTTCTCCAGAGTTGCATAGATCATAAAAAAATATGGTTTGCAAGTGCTTCTTGCGCGCATCCAGATATAGTTAATCAGATGTTCTCTTTGAATATTCCAATTGACTATATTTATCCAAAAGGCATTGACGATGCGCCTGAAGATGCGGCTGAAAGAAAAAAACTGGGCGTTAGGGATTTTATGGAGCAGCAAGATTTTATCATCAAGGATACTAAAGATCAGTGCGCTCTTATCCAAGTTTCTTCAACAGCTCGCGGCACTCAAAGCTTTGATCTTCCCGCTCACTTAAGAAGATTGACCACTGCAAATAAGCCAAGAAAAGATAACTATTCGGCGCTAATGCTTGCAAATTGGGGGGTTAAAGTATTTTTTGATCTTCATTCAGAGGGCGCTAAAAAGCCATCTTACAATTTTACGCCTTTTTTCTTATAAAAACGTGTAAAATATTATTATATTTAAATTAAAGATTAATTTATAATGGCAACAGCAAATCAAAAAAATAAAACTAGCGAAGTTTCTTCATCAAAAACTAACAGGAAAAAATCTATTGAGCTTCCAGAGGCCGCGATTGCCTCTCTTGGTTCTTTTGATGATGCGGTCGCTAGCTGTGACGCATATGATATGGGCAGGACTTCTTCTAGAAGAAATTCTGCATCGACTATCACTCAATCTGATAGATTTTCAAATCTAGAAAAGGGAGTTGTTCCTTTTATTTATAATAGCGGAAGAGGAAATTATGATTCTAATATATCCGCTAAAGATTCTATTATCCTTTGCCAAAAGGCTTACTGGAATGTGCCAATTTTTAGAAACACAATAGATTTAATGACTGAGTTTAGCATTTCTAATGTTTATTTAACAGGCGGAAATGAACAAAGCAGGAAGTTTTTTAATTTATGGCTTAATAAAATTAATTGTTGGGATTTACAGGATCAGTTTTATAGGGAATTCTATAGGAGTGGAAATATTTTCATGTATAAATTCAGGGCTGATTTTAGCAGAGAAAATATGATGAAAATTCAAGAGGCTTTTGGCGCTGATTCCGAAAGTCAAGAAGGTATGTCTATTCCTGTCAAGTATATCATTCTTAACCCTGCTGATATTAATATAATAACTTCTTCTTCATTTCTTGATAATGTGTATGTCAAGGTTCTTAATAATTATGAACTTCAGGCTTTGATAAGTCCAAAAACCGAATCCGATAGAAAAATTGCTGAAAAGATTCCGGAGATAAAAGAATTAATGAACTCTGGTTCTAAGAAAAAAAATGGACTAGGTGGGGTAAATAATGTCAATTTGGAATTGGACGCCGAAAGACTGGTCGCAGTTTTCTATAAAAAGCAAAATTATGAGCCACTTTCCGTACCAATGGGTTTTGCTGTACTTGAAGATATTAATGCTAAATTAGAATTAAAAAAAATAGATAGAGCAATTGCTAGATCTGTTCAGCAGGCGGTTTTACTTTTGACAATGGGAGATGAAAAGGTCGGTATGCCTAGTGAGAAAAATATTTCTTCTATGCGTAAATTATTTGAAAATCAAAGCGTTGGAAAAGTTTTAGTTGCTGATTATACTACAAATGCAAAATTTGTTATTCCTGATATTGGCAATCTTTTAGATCCTAAAAAATATGAAATACTAGATAATGATATCAGAATGGGATTGAATAGTATTCTCTTTGGCGAGGAAAAGTTTTCAAACACATCAATTAAAGTAAAAGTATTTTTTGCACGCTTGAAATATGGTAGAGAAAAATTTCTGAGGGATTTTCTTATTCCAGAGATGAATGAGATTGGTAAAAAGCTTGGATTTAAACAAATGCCATCTCCAAAATTTGAAGATATTGATTTTGAGGATAACGTATTGATGAGTAGGGTTTATTCTAGATTAATTGAACTTGGCGTTCTTACTCCAGAAGAAGGCCTTGGGGTATTTGAAACTGGCAGGCTTCCCAATTTTGAAGAAAGCGTAGAGTCTCAAAAAAGATTTAAAGATTTAAGAGATAAGGGGTATTATGCTCCGTTGATCGGCGGCATGAAGCAGGATGGTGCGGGCGGAAATGTTGGTTCTGGTGGTGGGACCAAGAGTCCTACAAGCGAAGTTGGAAGACCAGCCGGAAGCAATACAAAGCAGCTTCAAAATAGGAAACAATCCGTCTCAGCAAGTGAATTAAAATTTAGTTGCGTAAAAATGAAAGACGTTTTAGCAAATTTAACATCTCTAGAGAAAGATATTGAGCAAGCTTTGAAAGAAAAGTTTAAAATTAAAAAATTAACTAAAATTCAAAAAGAAGTTATTGGGGAATTGTCTTTAGCAGTCGCGTCTAATTGCAAAATAGAAGATTGGAAATCCGAGCTTCCCTTTTTTATTGAGAATCCTGCAAAAATGAATGATAGCTTTTTTGAAAAAATAGAAGAACTGTCAGAGTATCATCAACTAGATCAAAGAGCCGCATGTATTCTTTATCACAGTAAAGATTCCTAAAATATGTCCAGCCTAAATAAAATAAAATTAAAACAAATTGATATCGATTTGTCGGGCTTTGTAAGTGGTGAATCCCAAAAGTTAATTACGGGATATGTTAGCGGCGTTTTGACTGGTTCGTATTTAAGTGGAATAGTTGTTGACATTATTGAGCAAAATTCAACTTTAGCTGAGCCGGCTTATTCTTTTTATACTTCAGGTGCTAGTATCGTTTCTGGCGCGAGTAAATTTAATTATTTTAAATCTATTGATAATGAAATTTCTGTAAATCTTCCAACCGTTTATGATAAAGCTGATTTCTTTATTAAAAATTTAAGTTCTGGGGTTGTGAATATTCAAAGTTTTCCATATTTAATAGATGGCAAATCTGCTATATCAATCTATCAAAATGAGTCGGTTAACCTTTTTGGACTAAAAAATAATAATTATACTGGTTGGGTAATTAACAGTTCAGCAATTTAAACAAAATTAGTGTAACCAAATATTATGAATCAATTCTTTATTAAAAATGAAATTTTAATTTCTGGAGCAGCTGCTCCATTTACTGGCGAATTTAAAAATATAGCAAGATCAAGGGATATGCTAATAACTGTACACACCGATGGAACTGGTTCCGTTAATCTTTATTATCAAAGTCCATTTTCTAAAGATGAGGCTGTTCTTTTTTATTCTTTTAATGGCTTACAATCTGGATATGCTGAGCCAGCTTATCTAACAAGTCCTATGCATGCTATAAGGGCTTCATGCGCTGGAGCAGGCAACTTTTCAGTGGCTGTGACTTGTCAAAATTAATATTTTTTCAAAATGATAAACGACTTTATAAACAAAGTAGAAAGACAGAGCGATCTAGAGCAAAGAATTTCCGCTTTAGAATCGGTAACTGGAATTGGAGCGGTCACAGGAGCTGCTTTTGTTTTATCAGTAAATTCTAAAACTGGTGCTGTCGTTTTAAATAGTGAAGATGTTGGGGCTTATCCAGCTTCAAATCCAAATGGTTTTATAACTGGGGTAGACCTTTCGAATTATGTTCAAAATAGCCAGACTGGAAATTTCCTAACAATTGAGCAAGCTGATTTATTTTATACAGTTTCAAATCCGAGCGGTTTTATAACTGGAATTGAAAATCTTGTTTATACGACAGGAGATCAGATCGTTAATGGGACAAAATTTTTTACAAGCGGAATTGAGGTATTTGGATTGGAATCTGGTATTTCTACATTGTTTATTTCCAACTCAAGGATTGGTATAAATAATGAAACTCCATCTGCCTCGCTTGATGTTAGTGGGTCAACTATTTTTAGTGAAAGACCATTCGTTAATGGCACTGGGATTTTATTAAGCGGCGAAGGTTATCCGAATTCGAATCCGAGCGGCTTTATAACTGGCGTCGATCTTTCGAGCTACGTCCAAAATTCGCAGACTGGAAGTTTCGTAACGACTGAACAAACGGGCTTATTTTACGCCGCATCAAATCCGAGCGGCT